GTTAAAACAAGCCTGGATGGAAGGCGCTTTAGAAAATACCCGTGACTTACTTAGAATCTTAAAATGAACTCACATCTGATTATTTCACTCTTTCATTTATTTGTAGTAGCCCCTCTTTTCTTCTACGTAGGATTTGAACGAACGGCAGTTCCCGATGCCGTATTTACGCTATTTCTTGTATTAGGATCCATTATAACACTTTATCATGGATACAAAGCATATACACGATTTATGACATCATCCCCTTATCTATGGGTAAATCTTATCCATGTAGTTCTCATAGGTCCTCTTTTAGTCTATATTGGCTATATGGCAAAAAATACAACAACTCCATTTTATGAGATGTTGCTTCTGCTCGCATTTGGAGCCACCGGCTATCATATCTATAGCCTCGTCTATCAAATGAATAATGTAGATAAGTTTACATGACCTCGGCAAGATGAGGAACAGTAATATTCATTGTAGTGAGACACTTCGCAACATGATAGTAAAACGCCGTTGAACTCTTAAATGTTCGCTGACATTCGGTACATGAAATCTCATTTCCTGTACCGTCCTTCAAATCATCAACATACTCCTTACAATGCTTTCGCGTAAAATGAATAATACGATTTGCTACACTATTTGATGAAAATGGACACAGGGGGCAGTCATACACCTCAAAGGTATCTCTGTCTTCAAGAGTATCCAAGTGCCGAGCACGAATATGTAGATCAAGAATCTGCTTCTGTGAAAATCTACGATGACATGTGGCACATTCATGAGGAAGTTCACCCGAATGCTTTGCCTTATAATGCATATGCATTGTACTCTGCTTCTCAGTTACTTTATCACAATGCGGACAGACATACATGTTGTTCGCATCTCGCACATACTCAAACCGTTCCTTTGCCATAGTATTCATTAATTCTAGGTATGAGTCAAATAGGGTACCTATGCGGTTCAAATTTTTGCCGGCGAACTATTTAAGATCTCTGTATGTATCTATTAAAGAATGTCAATCACTATCCTCACACTTGTGATTGGCGAGGATTATCGGCGCGAACTTGAGCCTGCTCTACAGTCAAAAGTAGCCTATGCGAAGCAGCATGGATATACCTACATTCAAGGAGATGAAACTTTCTGGGATCGAACTCGACCGATCGCATGGTCAAAAGTACCTTTTATTCTTCATCATCTCTCACAACTTCCTGAAGGTGCTCTTATCTGGCTTTCAGATGCGGATGTCTTGATTACAAATCCTTCACTACGCATTGAAAGTCATATTCTTCCCTTAATGGATCCGAAACGTGACTTACTACTGACATACGATAGTTGTGGACATGTAAACTCTGGAAATATACTCTTTAAAAATACAGCATGGGCGCGTGATTATTGGACACGTGTATGGGAACAAACCGACTGTTTATATCATATTTGGTGGGAAAATGCGGCAATGATTAAACTTATGGAAAATAATGCAAATGACCGTGAACATATACAGATTTCCAAGCAGCATAAGAAGTTTAATGCGTTCCTGCGTGGTCTGCCTGATGAACCTCTTTGGGAACCCGGTGATTTTTTAGTTCATTTTGCGGGTGTATATGATGGGAAACAGATAAATCAACTGATTCAGCTTATACATGAAGGAAAGGTGCCTAGGATTTCTATGTAACTCCGGTTAGTAAAATATATACTATAAATATACAATGGCCAAACGTACGATGAAGAAGCGCTCAATGAAGAAGGGAACGCGCAAGATGAACCCGTACATGACCTTTGCGAATAAGCACCGCAAGGAGGTTATGCGTAAACACCCTGGATGGTCAATCATTCAGGTTGCGAAGGAGCTGGGTAGCATGTATCGTGCCCAGAAAAAGTAAGCGCGCTTTTTTCTTTGGCTAGTATATAGAAATGACTACTGTTGGTAAGCGTACTATGACCCGCAAAATGCCGACGACCGGCAGCAAGGCTCAAGTCTGGCACGGAACGGCCAAGCACACGTCCGGTGGCCTCACACGCAAGGATCTTATGCGCCACAAGGGTAAGATTGTCAGTCGCCGTAAGCACGCGGCGGGACTGAAGGCTATTAAGAAGCTGCGTAAGATGGGATATGTTGCGAAGAAGGGCACGTTCAAGCTCTTCAAGAAGATGTAAAGACTATTCCGATCCTTCAAGTTGCGCCGTACACCATTTAAGTATTTGACAGACTTCGTGCATTGTCATTTCACCTGATATTCCTTCCGATACATCCGCGTCGTACCAGTTTACAGTTCGACTCGGCCGTAGAACAATCCCTGCCTTTTTTGTTCGAAACTCTTCAATACTTTCAAGCACAGCATGTGCCTGTGTCGCATGCTGCGCAAGAAACCATTCCTTATAGCGAAACGGCGCTTGGCTCGGGCTAATAAATGTAGTATAGACATCCTTGGTTGCCGGTAGAGATCCATTTTGGCAAATCCAATAAATGCTTTCGAACTTTTGTAAAAGAACGGGCGGAATCTCTGAACCCAACCAAAGAACAGAAACCGGTTTCGGTGAGTTTTGTAAATAGGCCGCCAGAATTGAATAATCCGGATTCGCCCGGATTCTCAGTATTAAATCCCATTTTTTCTGAAAAATCAAAAGTCTTTGACTTACTGTAAAGGTATCATCACCAACAAGCACTAGACATTTACGACCTCTAAATAAAAGTTCTTGTTGGATTCGTTGAAAGACATGAACTACGTCATTTAAATCACCTAATACAAACATACGAGATCCTGTTGATTCAGATGTCCAATCGTAGGCCTCTACATGAAGAGCAGACGCAGACATTTTCCTAGTAAAAGTAAGAAACAACCTACTATGTTTGAACGCACAACACTTACAACTGTGTTAGTCTTGGCCGTTCTTATTTTAGTTGTTGATATCCCCTGGCTTTATACAAGTTCAGCATGGGCTGGAGAGATGGTACGGGCAATTCAAGGATCTGCCCTTTCCATGAAGGCTGTGCCTGCGATCATTGTGTATCTCGCACTTGGATATCTCGCGACCATTCCTGCATCGGCCACGGATGCCTTTGCGCTTGGAGTCGGTGTATATGCGGTCTATGATTTTACAAATCTGGCGATTCTTAAAAAATATGATCCATTATTTGCTATCGCAGATACTCTATGGGGTGGTATTTTATTCACTGTGATTTTCTATGCGCGAGTTTATCTTAAACTCTAGTTAGGCCGTTTATAATGGATCCTACTTCTGTTGCGATGATTGTAGGGGGGGTCGCAGCAAGTGTCGTCGGTGTTCGCCTGATCTTTAGTTGGGTTGAACGAAAGTTATATTTAATCCGCCGACGAAAGTTACGGAAGCATAGAGATGCTCTTCTACTACTTACGATTCGGCGAGAACGAAAAGCATCACGGACACCCTAGAAAACGCGATACATTGTAAGATCAAGAAACTCATATGGAACACCCGTCTTAATAAGACTATCATAATACATAAAGTCTCCTCCATATTTGTGACCCCATTCACCCTTTGCCGCTACGCTCATTGGTATAATACCATTCGGTGTTCCAATGTCACCAAGAACAATTTCTTTTGCTTGCGAAGGCACTTGTTTACCCGGTATATTCTCATAATCCATTTTTCCTATGTAAAGTGTATCCTGTTTTGTACAGAGTCTACGTAGTTTATTAAACGCACCTTCTAAATAAATGTCGTCATCGTCCGCATTCATTAAGAAGGTTGTTTTCGGTTCAAGGATTCCCTGATACTTATTTCGGATTCCATGGCCCCAGAAACCTAGATTTGGATTCTGTTCAATACTATTTATTTTCGCACGATGCCCTTCCGTCCAAGACTTCTCATAGGTTGATTTCGCTTTTGCTTCCGGTCCATCAAAGACAATAGTAATCGCATCTCCTTCACTGAGTTCATCCTTCAAACTGTCGAGTAAGTTCTTCAACGAAGGACGGCCACCCGTCGCAATTAGAATGTGAAATGTTGGCCCCCCATCACTAAATCCCTCTACGCTTTGCCTAGGAATCAAAAGACAAAGGAGAAGAAGTAAAAGACAGATCCAAATCAGACCTCTCTTCATCTTCTATATCTACATAATTTACTTACCTGTTGAGCCAAATCCACCTTCTCCCCGTACCGTTTCAGGTAGACTGTCAACAAGGACCACTTCCTTAATCCAGCCAAGGTCAGGTGCTACAATCTGAAAGAGACGCGTTCCCTCCTCAACTTTACTAGGTGATTGTATCATAAAGTTCTTTACAGGAGCTTTAATCGGACCACGATAGGACATATCAATAATGCCTTCCGAGTTTGCCATAAAGAGATTTGTCTTACAGATGCTTGAGCGAGGTACAAGGCGGTAATGAACCTCCTCTTCTATATTTAGTCCATGTGTATAATGAGTAGTCGCATGAGTTGTAGAAGGTTCCGCACTTAGAATGCGAAGCATACGTGCTCGGACACCTTGATTTAAGAAAACTACAGTGTGTGAATAAGCAGAAATATCGGTAGTTTCACAATATAGATCGTAACCAGCATTTTCGTTACTGCGATTCATCTCCGTCTTGTAGTACTTTGCTGCCCAAGGTTCTACAAGAAGTTCTAGACGGTAGTGCATTTCTTATATAAAAGTATACACATAATAATACATCAAATTTTACGATATGGTATCAACTACTTTCATTACTTCCTGTGCGGATCGCGTCCAAAAAGATTCTGTTGCCTCTTGATTTATATGCCATGCCTGGGCCATAGAATCCCAACATGCTTCAATTCGCGCATTATATTCATCGAGTGACATTGAATAGATTTTTTGACGCAGTTTTTCTGCCGTACTATAATCTTCTAGATCAATAAAAGAGTTTCTTGGAAATATCTGATAGACTGTGCGATTATCACGGTAAATGGGAAGCGTATTTGTAAAAACTGGGTCCCAGAGTTTTTCACTTATATAATATGGTTGAATACAGTTCTCAAGGGCAAGATTGTAATCGTATTTACTTAAAATACCGGGTTTACTAGATTGCCAATCAGAATGACTGCCCTTTGAGATTGTGCCAGGCCACCCCTTACCATAGATATCACAATAGTCTATACAATCCATCGCAAAACTAGCTCGTGCATGATTATCTTTTGTATAACTTTTAGGATAGGTCATGAGAGCTACCATTTTTTTCAGACTATCCTTACAACGATAGAGCTCACGGTGAAGTGGTTTTAATGGAAGGTTAGTATGCTGTTGAAAAAGAATGATTCCATTATTAAAAAGAGCATTTTGATTCCAAATATTAAAAATATACATAGGAATATTGTATAGATTAAGTTTCTTGCTTGTATGTGTTGAAAAGTACGGTTCCATGGTCCAGAGAATACACGCTTTTGGCATAGGACGATGATTCTGGATTCTATGTTCAAGTGCCTGTTTTAATGTAAATTCATTATTTGAGACAATTACATTTGCATCACTATGATTATCTACAAAGTTAAGTTGCGCAGGTAAAGGTGATTCATCAGGATCCCAGACTGTATTCTTTGTTTTACAGAGAATATGGAACTTGAGTCCACTCATCTACAGATTTAGCAAGAAAAGCGATTAAGCCGCACCTTTGCCAAAATTTGAACTTATGTAGGGTCGGTTTGAAAAACTAGAACGAATAAATGTCATCTATCACTGTCAATGTTAATGCCAATACGGTGAGTGTCGACGAGATCCGCCCTACGATTGCAACAGATGATGCAATTCGTGCTGCTGCAAAGAAGCGTTTTGAGCAGGAGGAGGCTGCAAAGGTAAAGGCTCTAACTGAGGCGGAGCGGAAGGAGAAGATGCGCGAGGAGACAATCAAGAGTCTGGCCCTAGAGGAACAGATTCGTGCTCGTGTACAGGAGGAGCAGATTCGTCGTGCTGCGGAGAAGGCTATCTTTGAGGCAGAGGCACGGAAAACCGCGATTGAGAGGGAAGCGGCAATTGCAGCGGAGGTTGAGCGTCTGCGGAATAGGAGCAAGCAGGAGATTCTGGAGGATACAATTGCTGAACTGAAGTCACAGGTGGCGTCACTGAAGGCTAAGAAGTGCGAATTGTGTCCACATTGTGCTTGAGGAAGTTGCTGCTCTTCGCACTATCATTAGTGAAATACAGAAAAAGCAAAATAATAAAGATGATACAAAATCATCTGGGCAAATTGATAATATCAATGATTTCTTAGGTAAGCAACAATCGTGGCTTAAGGAGAAATTTCGTGCATGTTCTACTGGTGCTCTCAATCATAGTACTGTTGAAACTCATCTCAAAGATTATCCTGGACTTAGAATGGCAGTATCTACTTTCTCTTCAGTAACACAATCAAATATAAATATGGACGAATATATGGCGAAATATACTGAATGGGTAAAAGGAGGTCTTGCTCATGCGTGTAATGAAGCAGTAAATATCTCATCCTTGATGAATCCTCGTCAATATAAAGAATATCATCTAACTCCTCCTTTATCAAAAACTCTTCATATAGCATCCTCTATGCCTCAAATTAAAAAAGAGTTTCGGCTTGTAAATAAGAGTAATAATGAATTTCTACTTGGTGGCTTGTTGAATCCTCCATCGATGCATGAGGTGGGTATGACAAGATATCCAAAGGATTCAGATATTTGGACTCTTGAACCGGTCAACTAAATAAAAGGATTGTGCGCCCACTGTAAAAGTGCCTGACGTTGTACAGGTCGGCAACTTAGATCTCCAGGTTTACAGTTTGCTTTAATCTGGCCCGCGTGGCGAGTGAATGCCTTCCAGCGCTTGATTTGAATCGCGTCAAGCTCGGGGAGACGACGTCCCATCCAGTACCGACAATACCATTGAAACCATCCACGCTCATCCGGATTTTTTTCTGGATTGGACAAGATTCCAAAGCGTTTGTCACGACCACCACCAGGAACCCACCCTGCTTTGCGCCAGGCACCAAGTGGCTGTCGTGATCCTACGCCAAAAGCATTAATCTCAATATCAGCTCCTTCGGGACGAAGTTTATCAAGCGCTATTGCACCTATATACCATTCTGATGGAAACTCCCCGATACAATCATTAAGATATTTTCCTTCAAATACACCCATCGCAAGCATCTCTCCAGGATTCATATAGGGTCTAAACTCGTTTGCAAATCCTTCCCCAGGATTCTCAGATAGAGTATATGTATAGGACCGAACCATTTTATTATGAACATGGACTTGATCACCTTTTGTAAATGAAGCTAATGATCGGCCTTCTCGTTTTAGGGTATTGAGCAAGTCCATTCTTATCTGTAAAAAAGATTTTTTATAGATAGGCATGGGTAAAACCAGAAAGAATAAAAAACAAAAACCCTATGTTCACTCAATGTATTTTATTAATCTGGCCTCATCAACGGATCGTCACACTGCTTTCATGGAACAAGCGAAGAAGTTAGAACTTCCCTTCAAACGGTGGGAAGGCCTTGATGCGACCGTTATGTCCAATAAAGAGTTTATAAAACAATATCAGCCCGATGGTCCCGAGGGAGTTAGTTATTGGGCACTGAATCCACTGAATGAGAAACGGAAGCGTGAGATTGCTTGCTTTATTTCTCATCGCGGTATTTGGAGAGATATTGTAAAACGTGGTGTCAAATCAAATGCGGGTGTTTTAATCTGCGAAGACGATGTGATTTTTCCCGCTGATTTTCATGCGAAACTCGATTCTGCGCTAAAAGCATTACCGAGTGATTGGGATGGTCTCTGGATCGGATATAATCTATACGACTGGTTTCATAAAACTTCGGTCATAGGAAAACTGAAAAACTGGACAGGATGCTATGCATATATTCTCCGAGAAACATCAATCCCTAAGCTTCTTCCGTATGTAGACATCGTAAGTGAACCGGTTGACTGTATTTTTCATCATCTCGCAAGACAAGGTCTCTTTACGATTTATGCCGCTCCTCAGTCATTTGTAACAACTGGTCTTTTTAAGAGTACATTGCGAGCAGAAACTGCTACAATCGAACATAAACGCAAGATGACACGTCA